CTTTGCTGGCAAACAAACGTTCAACTTTCCGGCAAATTGACACATTTAAATCCTTAATTGTTAATTAATTCCGTAAATATTAAAGTTTTTTAGTTTTTTAGTAATCTATGTAAATAATTCTTCTTTCTGTGTAAATCTTTTCATTGTCCTTTTAAAGGGTGGTGTTCAATCATAAATTTGTATCGTTAAAGCTATCAAAGTATGATTGAGAATAGATTTCCGGTTTCCGGATTAAGTGCTGAGTATGGTGATATCATTATGGATACTGTTACCGGGTCGGTGGCTGTTTCGGTGATGCATGTAGGTAATTTGTTGCTGTCGGAAGTCTATACACCCGATACGGATGGCAAAATTTACATTCATGAGCTGGGCACGCTTGCCATGCTGCTGAAAACAAACAATGACTTCCTGCTAACCAATGGAGTGGAATCGAATTCCGTAGTATTTAGTGTATCTTTAACAGAAGGTGTGCAGGTCATTACCAAGGATGTAACATTTTATCAATCAATTGTTGATTTTTCGGGTTCGCTGGATGTGACAACGCTCCGGATTATTCCGTTATCACGCATGACAAAGAAAATAACCGGTCCCGGACGAACTGAGTTTGTCAGTTTTTATGGTCCTGGTACCGTGAAAGTATATATTGCAAAGAAAGGAATTGATCAGGATGTATCCGTGACGCTCGATCTGTTGGTGATGGATGTTGCTTCGATGTACCGGATCAATGTTTCACCTGCAATGATTGCCACGATGGCAGGATGCCCGGTATCCGATCTGATCTATTATAACCTGTATACTTCTACCGATTGCATGATACGGTTTACAATGGATCAGCGCAATTACCCGCAAAAGCGAACCTTTGTTTTTCGAAATTGCTTTGGTGCACAGGAATCATTTACCTGTATCGGGGATGAAGAAAGTAGCCGTAAGTGGGAACGTACATTCGGGGTACAAAATAATAGTCAAATTCAGATAAGCCGTGACCTGGTAAACTCGATCTCGGTGAATACCGGGTATGTTGCAGCTCAGGCAGTGGAAGCGCTGGAAGATTTATTAAACAGTGACCAGCTGGCCATACTCGACGCTAAGGGATTTCAACCGATCGTTATCCTGGAGGAAGATTTCACGAATGGAAGCCGGAGGGATGAACTACACTCGTTTAATTTCACGTACCGGTATGCTTCGAATAACCAGTTTAGGACAACATACGCTGCCTTTAAGAAACCTAGGGTATTCGATGCCACGTTTGACGAAACATTTAATTAATATGGCACGGCCAACACACATACGACGTAACATGATGCTCCGCGAACTGGACATCAAGTGGTTGCCAAACGGAAAACGGATGTTATTCTCTGTCAAGTTTATAACCAAGTCCGGAGCGTTACACTTTTTCCCGATTGCCTGTTGCCGTGGATTGCGGTACGACATGAGGGATGCACGGCAACGGGGAATACAACCCTGTGATGAATTCGGTAACCCGATTGATCACGTGTATCCGGCCGGAATTGATGCGATTATACAATACAACCAAATGGAAGTAATACTTTAAAACTATGGATATATTATTCAGCAAAAAAGGCGCTCCGCTTATCATTACCTCGAATCATATTTTTGCTTCGACTACCGGAGGACCTGAAGGAATTTCGAAAGAAGAAAAAAAGAAACTGATCCAGACGGTTGATACTAAACTCGACCAGGACTTTACCACCCTGACTGGGATACGGTTGCTCAGCTGGGGAGTTGCGAACGACTTCCCTCAATGGGCTGATAAGATCATTACCTCTACTTCAGTACTGAATTCAGGGTTGAAGTTTATCCGTAACTTTACCCTGGGACAAGGGGTCTATGCCTGCAAGGTATCCGGATATGATGATGATGGTAATGAAATACTGATACCATATCCAAATCCGATTCCACAGCAGATCCTTTCTTCTCCTAAAATACGCAGGTACTTCGAACTGGCAGGGCGTGATTACTTTAAATTCGGATGCTCCGGGGTTCAGTTAATACCGAACGTTGACGGATCGCAAATAGTTGGCCTGAACGTGTTGAATGCTTATTTCTTCCGGATCAGCGAACGTGATACAAATGGTAATGAAAAATGTGTGGTATCAGGTAAGTTTCCAGAATCACCCAGTACAACCGATTTCAAAACCTTTGATGTATTGCTGGACTACGATCCGATAATGGATATGGATATTCGGCGCTTCGAAGGAAAAGGAAAAGAAAGCGCGGTATTTATGATCCGTGACTCTTGGAGTAACCGCGATACGTACTCAGAACCTGTGTGGCTTTCCGCTTTTCTGGCTGGATGGATAGATATAGCCAAGTCGGTGCCAAAGTACCTGCAAAAAGCCTACAAGAACCAGATAACCTGTAAATTTCATATCCAGATACCATATTCGTTCTGGGATAAAAAGTTCCCTGAAACATTATTCGATTCACCAAAAGAGCGTGAGGCTGCAATTGGTATGTACATGGATGACATTGAAGCCAACCTGCTGGGCGCTGAGAATGCCGAAAAACCTCTGTTTACCGCTTATGAACAAAGCGATATCACCGGAAAGGTAGAACAGGCATGGATCATTACAAAGATTGATACTAACAGCAAGGATGCTGACAAACTGGTGACATCTGCAGCTGCGAACTCTGAAATCCTGTTTGCCCTGATGATTAACCCCAATGTACTGGGCGCCGGTATGCCGGGAGGTACGTATGCCGGTAACCAGGGAGGGAGTAATATCCGTGAAGCATTTCTGGTGAACATTGCCAACGCCTGGGTGGACCGTCAGAACTTCCTTGATCCGATTGAAGTAATGATCAGGTACAATGGATATCCCGATTGTGCGCTACGTTACAGAAATACGATACTGACCACGCTGGATAAGGGCAGTGGAACAAAAAAGAACCTGGCGTAAATTGTCTAAACTATGATTTATGTGATTTAATGATTAATATGATTCTAAAACAACAGATATTTCTTCTTTCATAATTTTTGGTTTGAACTCTGATATCCGTTCTGGTCTGTGAAGATCGGAGCGGATTTTTTTAATGACCCCTAAGAACCCCTAAAGGGGAGTAAAAAAAGAAAGCCCCGGTATTATTGTATCGTGGTTTTTTATATCTTTGTAACTTAAAATTTGTACAAACCATTTAAATTAAAATTGTTATGAAAAAAGCTATGTTACTGGCTGTAATGGCTGTGTTATTTTATTCATGCTCTAAAGAACAAAAATGTAAGCAGTTAGTAAAAGATTATTTAAGTAAAAACTTAGATGATTTTAAAAGTTATGATCCGGTTGAATATTCAAAAATTTTTGCAGATTCTTCAACTTATTACGATGATAAAATATATAATCAATTAAAAGATTCAACAAAAAAATTAGAAATAAGGAGATACGGATCTGATTATACAGAGGTTGCTGTTGATACTGTAGCTACTGATACTGCATATCCTAACAGAAGTCCAATTCAACGTTATGATTTTTCTACAAAATTAGCAGATTCAATTATTCTATATATGGATAAACAAGAAATCTTCAGAAAGAATTTTAAGCCAAAACAGATTGGATGGGCTATAATTCATAATTTCAGATGTAATACAAACGGACAACCTAAATTACATAAAGCATTTTTTCGAATTAATATGGATTACTCAAAGATAATTTCAGCAGAAATTGAATAATTTTAAAAATAATCTCATTTTTATATTGCGGATTAAAAAACTATTCTGATATTTGCACCGCAAACAAATACAAGGGTATAAATATACCCACCAAACGAGGTGGTTTTTTTATGCCAAAAAATTAATCTTATTGAAAATATGGCGATGCCATATATCGGGCCGTGAAGAGCGGTGATATACCCTTGGGTTTGTTTGCAGCGATATATGAGCATCGCTTTTTTGTGCTCTATAATTAAATGCAAACAAACCCAAATGACAACAACCACCATCCGTAGGACTCGTCCTGCCCGTCCGGTAAAACAACTACCGGAAGAACTTACCAAAGAAGCCAGTCAGGAAACATCACTGGACCTACTTCGTGAATTTTATTTAGAAGCAAAACGCGAAATTAAAAAACGGGAAACTATTACCCTCCGGAAACGTACCACCGAAAAATACAACTCGGTATCATTTCTATGCGATAATTTTAGTTTAACTATTGATTTTACGGAAGGGTTTGCAGTATGACAATCATCAACGGAATGGAAGTAACTGACAAATTAGTTGATTTCCTGAAACAAATGGCACCTTATTCAGAAGGGAATGAAAGTCATGTTGATTCGGCTATTGAAAGCCTTTTTGAATTGAATGATTATCTGGTTGGTGCCCTTACAGAGGTAGTAACTGATGATATCGTAAAAATGAGAGAAATAAGCAATTACCTCATTAACGTGAAATCGTTGAAAGATGATTTGAAAGAATTGAACGGACTGTTGAAAGAATGTAAAATTGATAGAAAAGGAGATGTATCATGAACACATTTAAAAAGGGAATAATAAATAAAATGATTTTAGAATTACAAAATAATATTGAACTTGTTGATTCTATTAGAGAAGAATTAAAAAATAACCTTTTAAAAATGCCTCCACGTACTCAAATATTGGGAAACAAAGGTTATGATTTAGAAAGGGAAATTATGTGTTTAGAAACTGCAAGTTCCGAATTAAATGATGCTCTTAATGATTTAGCTGAAGCAATAAAATAATAATTATTATATTTGTATCGAAAAACAAAACATATGAAAACAAAATCCATTAAACCTCATTTTTCAAAACTCATTCATGAAACTGAAGAGTTGATATCAAAAAACTTAATGCAGGTTACTTCCGAAAAATTTAGTGTTCTGTTAGTAGAAGAAATCTGGAATCGGTTAGATGAAGCGGGTAAAACATTTTTTTTAAAAAATATGGTCACATATTGTAAACTAAAAAATGCATATGAACAGGAAGATTCTGTTGTTGATCCTGAGTTGAAGGTAATGATTAAGAATAAGGATCAAAAAGTTATTCTTTTCTGCCGGTTTAAAAATGATATTGCTGAGTTTATTGATATCCCGTAATAATTAAGACTATGAGTAAAAAAATAGGATTTGACCGTTCCGATGATCAGGAACCGGAAGAGGATGAACTTGAAAAGATTAAGAAACAGGAACGGCAAGCATTAAAACCTTTTATCCTGGCTAACTATCTTCCAAATGGACCCACCGAACAAAAAGAATTCAAAACATCCATGGAACTGCAGTATGAACTTCATGAGATGGTCGATTTTTCGACTAAAACGCTAAATCTTACCCTTGCTGAAATGGGGTTTAAAATTGAGTTTATTGAACATGTTCCTTTATGGGTGATGTATAGTCTGAACTGTAATTAATGTAATTAATGTGATTATTATGGAATTAAACTTGCTCGAAAGAAATATATTGAAAGCAATTTGCATGTCATCTTCATTTCATTTTTTAGTTATAGAAGACGTATATGATAAATGTAAGTCATTTGATAAAACAATTGAAATTTTAAAGACTTCAGCTGAACTTCATATTTCAGTTGAAGATGCACTAATTAATTTAGGTTATCGAATACAATAAGTAAACCTATAAGTTAATTAATAACTAAACTTTTAAACCCCGAACCTAACCAGTCCGGGGTTTTTCTTATCTGTGTAAATCCCTCCCTAATCTGTGTAAATCCTTTTTATGTCCTTTTAGTAGGTTGTGATCAGTTATAAATTTGTACAATCAAAATTATAAGATCATGATATTTTCAAAAGAAAAATGGGATTCAAGTAACGAGATTGCGCCGTATATCAGCGTATCACGTGCGCTAAAGTTTTCAACCATGGAGGCACCACTCCGGAATGCATTCGAAATGTTTTTGCGGACGTTGCTGGGTGATGCATTAATAACTGACCTGGAAGCGTATTATGCTGCCACTGATGCCACGGCTCCACAACTCCGGCTCCTGCAACTGGCTCAGCGTGCTAATGCATTGCTGGCGTTCTGGTATGATTACGACGAAATGCAGGTGATCATTGGTGACTCAGGGGCGAAACGTCAGGAATCAGACTCCGTTAAGACTCCGTACAAATACCAGGAACAAGCCTTGAAAAAAGGATGGAAAGAAAAAGGCTTTGCTGCACTTGATGACATGCTTACCTACCTGGAATCCGAAAAAACAACTTTCACCAATTACAAAAATACGTCTGCCAAAACAGAGATAGTCCGATCAGCTGCTGAAGTGGATGGTTATTACTACATATCCGGAAGCCGTATTATATTCCTACGCCTTCGTCCTCATTTCCGGAACGTGATTAATACCCTGATTGCTCCGCGCATGAATACGATCTATACCGATATGATTACTTCACTATCCAGTGACACTCCGGATGCAAAATACCTGAAACTTCGTGAAACGTTGATTCCGGTAGTGGTATTCTACGCCGTTTCCCGCCTTATGCGTGAGACAGGCAGTCTGACTGATAAAGGTCTGTTTTTCGAAACTTTGAAGAATACCGACGACGCTGTGAATACTTCCCTGGTACCGGACGAACGCATGACCAGTCAGGCAACCATGGCCGAAGCGGATGCACTGGCATACTGGAAGATTGCTGAAAAGATGCTGACAAAGGATTTCCAGTATGTTGGTAGTACCGGATCAAAGATTCCTAAACGTGACAACAACGATAAAAAAGCATTCTGGGCATAAAAATGATTTACACAGATTTAAAAAGGATTTACACAGATAATAAAGAGAGATTGTCCACAGATTACGCTGATTTACACAGATTAATATGAAAAATGTTAGGATAGAATATACACGTTTCCACTACCTACACCGACAGGTAGATATTAATGTTCCGGAGCGTTGGGAGGACTTGAATTGTGCCCAGTTCGCTACATGTTCCGGTATATACATCAAACCGTTGGGAGATGTTGAGTTTATAAGCCGGTATTTTGGTATTAAAAAGAACCTGGTTAAACGAATGAGTAAATTCGAACAATACCGGTTGACTGAGTTGGCCGGATTTGCCACGAAACCAAGCGGAACGGTGAACTTCTTTTATATGGAAGAAATACCGGGGACAAAATTGCTTTCACCGGCCGGTAAATTAAGGGATGTAACCTTTGAGCATTTTAGCCTGTTTGATACCTTCTTTTTTGACTATGCCAACGAACCTACAGAAGATAATCTTTGCCGGTTGGTGGCTGCCATCTACCTGAAGAAAAATGAAAAGGTAACAGAGATTGATTTTGAAAGGCGTGTAAGACATATTGCATTTCAAGTGGATAAAGCAACACAGTACGCTATTTTTTTGAATTATGTTTTCCTTCGAGACTGGCTGAGTAAGACCTTCCGTTTTATTTTTGAAAAATCGGATTCGGAAGACGAGAAACTTTCCCAAAGTAAAAGAAACTTTGGAAAAGTTGCTAAACCAGGACGGCCTGACTGGAACTCAATACTCGACAGCCTGGTGGGTGATGATATCCTGAACTACGATTCATACAAGGCAATGAGTTGTATACTTGCTTTTAAAACGATCAATAAACGACTAAAAGAATTCAAGCGAAATGGTAAATAACCAACTTTCCGATTTTACGGACTATATTTCAAACCTGTGTGTAAAGCATGTGGATATTCTTCATGTGCCAGGCGATGAAGACCACCGGCACTTTATTGAACTAAACGACGAACAACAACTGCAGGAATCGAAAAGTATCTGTTACCCACTCGTAGCAATGGACAAACTGACCGTATCCTACAATGGACAACAGGACTCCCCGCTTAAAAATCGCTATGTTGAAATTATGTTTATTGACAGTGTGTCCGACACCGGTGATTTTATCCGTATTCAGGAAGTAAAGAACTCCATGGAGCGCATTGCTGAAGATTTTATCAAGAAAATGAAAACGGATCGTAAAGACCGTAACGTATACCCATTCCTGAAATGTATGGTACTATCAAATATTGAACTGAATTTTATTGAAAACAAAGCGATTAATCTGTACGGTGCGTTGCTGTCGTTTAATTTTGAATTGCCATTTAGTGAAACTCTTGAAGTTGGTAGGTTTAATTAAAGAACCCCTAACCCCTAAAGGGGGATAAGAAAGACTTGTCCTTTTTATGGAATATAAGAATGAATAATTTTGTATAAAAAATAACGGATATGACATTTACAGAGATATTACAGAAAGCCGGACTAATCAAAAACGAAACCGTAGAAGAAAACAATTCGGCTACGCGGATCGGTCAGATGTATATCGATGTGATTAATTTCTTCAATGATTTAGGAAATATACTTAACAATTCATTTAGCACCGCTATATCTGCCGAAACATCTGCCCGTAATAACGCCATTTCAGCCGAAGTAACTGCACGCAATTTAGCAATTACCACCGCCATTAATAATTTAAAGAATGGCGTTCCCCAGGCATTCGACACATTAATTGAAATTTACAACGAACTGCAAAGAGATGATTCTGTCACTGCCGGAATTATCAATACCATTGCAGGGAAAGTCGACCGCACAACTCTTCTTTCCATCACCAGCGCCCCTGATCCACGTGCATTGACACTTGGTCAAAAGTACTACGATTCGGGAATAGATAAAATATGCACAATTTTATTTGATTCCGAAGGTGGTGAAATGGCTTGGGATGCCGGGGTAACTCCTACAAATGGGAACTTGTATATGTTTGGTGCCAGTAATTATGTATGGAACGGAATGGCACTTATTGAGATAGGCGTTGATTCAGGAGGTGGTAGCGGACTTATGACCGTTGAAGCCAATACGCTTGCTGATTTTGATTCTATTCTTGCTGTTGGTGACTATTCGATTATAGGCGCAATACAAGGGTTCTATATTGGTAGTTTTATTTTCCCGATGTTAAAACAGATGGTTATCTGGAATAATAAAATTTACATACGCGAATGCAATGATATAACCGGCGTATTTACGTTTCCTGAGTTCAAAGAGTTGGGTGCAGACATTAAACCGAAAATGACATTTGTCAGCGCGAATGGACCTCTTGATACGGTAGGATTTGACATTTTTTTTATTGCAAACGGAACTACTAACCAGGTTCCCGCTCCGGGTGCAGCTAAAACTATAACTATAAAGAATATTAATTCTACCTCAAACTGCATAGTCCATCGCGGAGTTGTGGCCGGGGATGATGGTGCTACGGAAATAAAGCTAAAGCCATTCGAGGTGTTGACTTTGACATTCTCGGTTAATTACGGACTGTGGTATGTGGTATCCAATATCGCAAAACAAGAAATAAAGAAAATAAACTTTTGGCAGACATGGCCTGCCGGAGAAACGTTACTTGCAGAGGCTTTGGATGGCGATGTTTGGTATAATCCCGAAACCTTGGAATTAAACAAACGTGTAGGAGCCTTGTGGTTACACGATAACTTTAATGCAGAGGTATATATTAACCTGGACACAAACGGGATTATACCTAACGAGATATACCGGTTCAATGGAGTTGGTATGGTGCTTGTCGGTGCCTCAAAAAAAGACATAAACGACCTGATGGCTGGTAAAACAGATAAGGTTTATCTAACATCAGTCACATCCGCTCCTGATATCGAAAGCATCCATGACCACTATTATAATTCTGAAACACAATTAATATACCACATCATTGATGATGGTGGACTTGTTTGGGAAGATGAAGCGTCCCCTATGGCTGGGGTTATTTATATTTGTCAAGGGTCTAATTACATGTGGAACGGTGTGAAGCTGAGAGAGGTGGGAGCTACGACAGACTTGTCATTGTACGCGAAAAAAACAGAATTAGAAGATATCCAACCAAGCGTAGAAAACCCTTTGAATACGATATCACAGACTCTTATTGGCGGAATCAATGAACTGGCCGAAAAAGTAAGTTTACTTCCACCACCGGCATTATGTCCATTCAAATCGGGTGCAAATGGTGCTGTATTACCTTCGATATATCCGGCTTCAACTATCGAGCGGACAATAACAGCAGTTCGTCTGAGTTCGAACTGCTCGAATATATCAGTTAATATTGCAACGAATGATTACGATAAGGATACGCTGGTAGGTGTCGAAGTTAAATCGGGAGTGGAGATTATTATTAACGATTTAATGATTAAAGCAGGATACAATAACGCTAATGCAATAATAGAATTCTGATTATGAATATAACCTCAAAAATAAAGTTCGACGAAAGTAAGAATCTTTCCGGACAAACAACCGAATTTAAAGCCTGGTACAATGATAATGTAAATGTACTAATCAATGATAAGTTTGTACCTGATATGCTTGATGAATTTAAACGACCTAAAAGCTATACGGTAAAAGTTGGAACTTTCACAATAACCATATTACCAATATACATTTATCCTGACCAAAGTAATTGGGCTTGTTCTGATTTTTATTTAATCATTAAAACTGTTTAATCATGGCAAGTCTATTCAAAATAAGATGCTTTCCCAATCCTGACGGAACTGAATCAACTACAGTGATAGATAATTCTAATACTGCTTTTGTTCATACGTATGTAGGTGATGATTTCACAGGTGATGGAACGCGGGAATGTCCGTATAAATCTGCTTTTAAGGCGAATCAAAAAAGTGGTATATCCAATATTATTTTTAGAGGTGTAATTAATGAAGCCTTCTCAACAACAAAACCAATTATTGGGGATGACCAAAACCAAAGTCTTATTATTTTGAACTCTTTTGTTTCCTCAAAAAGTCTTCTTAATTTAACTATAGATGGATTAGACCTTGCTCCAATGGGAGGAGCTTGTATCGGTAATATTATTATTAAGTCTCATTTTACCGGCACTGATAATTATAGTAATAGCGGTTTTTTCCTATGTATGGGTTTACTCGCTTGTACAGATATGGGAATTTGGAGAAATATAACTGTAAGTAATTATAAGTCGACTCAATATGGTTACGGTTCTGGTACTGTGATGAATTATATAATTATTGATGAGTTTAACGTCATAAGGAATAATGGAACTGCTATTCATAAGTACTGTCTAATTCTTTCCTCTGCCGTTTTCAAATTTAATGATATTGTTATAAATCCCGTATTTACAAATGACTCGAAGGCCAACATTCAAATTTTAAGAGATGCTTTTATTACTGCCGGAATGTCACAAGAACAATGTGATGGTATTCTATTTAAAGACTCATTCGGTAATGAAACTAATCGAATAGTATTGGAGGAACGTAACGGGGGTACATCTGGGAACGTGTTCAATAAATATGATGATAATGATGGAAAGGTATTAGACTACTCACTAAATCCGGCATCAAATAACGAGGCTCTTTATGCTTCCGATTTAGGTGGTTACGTGGGTTGTTTTAAACCTGCTTCAAGAATCGATAATGCAGATTTGAGTGAACCTGTCAATGTAAAT